GTTCTCCACGCCAAAGCCGGCGGGATCATCCACCAGCTCGAAATACACAGGCTCTGTCACGTTCACGGGCATCAACGTGCCCACCACCGCGCGTGCCCAGTCTGTGGTGACGGTGGCGTTGGACAGGCTGAAATCAGGATTACCGATCGGGCCTGTGTCCGCCGCTGCGGTGGCCCAGCCGCGCGCGATGCCGAAGGATTTGAGAAAGCGGCTCATCAGGCCACCCGCGCGTGGAGGCCGGTGATCGACGCGCCGCTGTTGTTGCGCAGCCGGATGGAGTCATTTGCCGCCAGCACGACGCCCACGCTGCCACTGGCCGCAAGCACGCCGGCGTTGATCCACGTGGCGCCGTCCGGCCCCAGCCGTTGCAGTTGCAGATCAGCGCCGGTGAAAATCGCCTCGAAGATATAGCTGCCCGCCTGCACGCCCGTCAACGGCGCGGTCGCGGCACCGGCCGCCAGCGTCGCCGCCGTGGCCAGCACCAGCGCCGGCGGCTCCTGCACCGCCACGGTGATATTCTCCAGCGCCGCCAGTGTGGCCGCATCCAGCGCCACCGTGCCGGTCACATCAGCACTCACCGTGCCAAGCGCCGCCAATGTGGGCGCATCCAGCCCGATCTGCTGGCCCGTCGGGATGGTGATCACAACCGGCAGGCGCTGCCCGTTGGCGTCGGCCACCGGAATGGCGGTATCGTTCGGCCCCCATACCAATTTGGCATAGGGGTAATGCACGCCGCCAATGTCGTCAGTCGCAAAGATCGTGCCGGCAGCAGGCGCGGCGATATTGTCGGGCATCAGGGCCTCCTGTCAGCTGCGAAAAGCGGGAAAAAGGCGGCGAGGCGTTAAGACCCCGCCGCCAGTTGCACCAGCCACATGCGCGCGGCCGGTGCGGGGGGATCAGGTTCTGGCCTGCTTGGCCAGTTCCTTGGCGGCGGCCACGGCGGCGGGTTCCGTGTCCAGCCAGCCGGCGGCGACAGCGGCGGCGGCGGCCGCTGCGGGCAGCTCAATCACCTCGTCACACTTGAATCCGTTGGTGGCAGAAAGCACCCGGCCTTCCACCAGTTTTTCGGTCTTGCCAGCCATCGCTTGTCTTCCTCACGTGTTGAAGCGTGGCCGGGCCAAGAATCAGCCCGGCCACGTTCCAAGCGGCTGCAACTCCGCCTTAGGTGGCCGAGTTGCGGAACGCCTTCACAGCGCCGCCGTTGTCGATCAGGTTGCCGCCCGAGCGCATCCAGGCGTTGAAGCCCACCTGCCCCTTCTTGGCATAAGCGCTGTCGTCATAGCGCTGAAGCAGCACATCCAGCACGTCGCGAATGTGATATTCACGCATCGCGCCGAACAGGATCGACTTGGCGTTCGCCGCCATCACCGGCACGTCGTTGTTCACCTCGATGGGGTAGCCCAGCAGGGTCTCCATCTCGCCGGTAGGCGCGCCGGCGCCATTCGGGGAACGGGCAAAGATCGGCAGGCCGGCCGTGTCCTTGATCTTCCTGATCTGGCGCACGGTCAGATCGTTCATCATCCACGCGGCATCCGGCCGGCGGCGATACTCGATGTCAACCGAGTGGATGGTGTCCAGCAGATCATCATAGGTGGTGCTGGTGGTGGTGCCGGTTCCGCCGGTGCGCCCGATCTGGGCAGCCGTAACCAGGCCAGTCGGCTCGTTGGTCCCGGTGCCAACCGTGAAGTGCTCGTTCTGGATGCGGCCAAGGCGGTTGACCAGACGCCGCAGCACGAAGCTCTCCATGTCGATCTGGCTGTCCATCAGCAGCTGGAGGGACACCGGCACGACTTTCGAACTATACATGTAGACCGGCAGCGGAATCTGGGTGAACACCGGATCGAGATCAACGGCCGCCGTGTTTTCCGCCACGATAGCGCCCTTTTCGGCGGTGCCATCGCTGGCCGAAAACATCAGCGGGTTGCCGCTTTCGGTGCGCAGCACGGTGGCCACGCGGCGCATCCCGCCAAAGTCCTTCAGCGCGTCGATAACGAACGTGGCGACATCGGTCTGGACGGTAAAACCGCCCGCGCTGTTGGTGCCCACGCTCAAGTCGTTGCGCAGCAGGCCAATCTCGTCCGGCGTCAGGTTGTCGATGCCAACGCGGCACCACTTCTTGAACGCGTCGATGGCGGCGGCGCGGCTGTTGTCGCCGATGCCGCGCTGATTGCGCAGCGTGCGAGCCAGCTTGTCGGCCGCATCCTCGATCAGATTGTTTTCGAAGACGATTTCGTTGGCCTTTTCCATGCGCTTGATGCGATCTTCCAGGTTCGAAATCTCCTCCGACAGCGCATCGAACGTGGCATTGTCGGTGGCCGGGTTATAGTCGGCCTTGTTCGCCAGCGTATGCAGCTCCTTCGCCTTGGCGTCGCGCTGCTCGCGGAGCATCTGGATGCTCATGGTGTTTCCTCCATCAAAAAACCCGGCACCATTGCCGGGCAGGGTCTGCGGGCGCAGCGCGCCGTGGCAGGGGTTGGCGCGCTGGCAGCGCGCGGATTTCCAACGTCAGGCGGCCTTGCGGCGGGCAATGGCAGCAGCCACGCGGCGGCGGCGGGCAATCTCGGCCGCGTCGGCTTCAGCAGCAGCATCGGCGCGGAGGGCGGCCAGTGCATCGTTCACCGCTTCGCGCAGCGCGCTGGCATCCAACGTCAAGCGCACGGTCGTTTCGGTCGTTTCGCTTGCGGCATCCTGCCCCGCAGGCTGCGGCGCGTGTTCAAAGGCAGACAGATCGAACAAGGCTTTGGCGGCGGCATTGGCAGGCGCTGCGCCTGCAACCTCGTCCACCAACCCGGCAGCCACCGCCTCGGCGCCGGTATACCATGTTTCAGCCGCCATCGCGGCGCGCCAGTCGTCCAGATCACCGCCGGCCTTTGTCTGGTAGGCGGCGGCGATTTCGCCGTCCACCTTGCCCAGCAGATCGGCGGTGCGGCGCATGTCGACTTCGTTCCCGACTGCAATCGTCCAGGCGTTGTGGATCATCACCATGCCGCCCGGCGCGATGATGCTGCGCGGCGCTGCAATCGCCACTGTCGATGCCGCCGAAGCAGCCACGCCGTCGATGTGCACGATCACGTTCGCGCGGCACTCGCGAATGGCCTGCGCCATCGCCACGCCGGCGAACACGTCGCCGCCGGGGCTGTTCAGACGCACATGCAGGGTGTCGGCCTCGGTAAGGCCGCGCAGCTCGCGGGCAAAGGCCTGTGCGGAAACACCGCCCCACCACAATGCATCCTCATCTGTCGAAATCAGGGTGCCCACGCACTCGATCGTCACGTCGTTGCCGTTGCGCTCCATCGCCAGCGGGCGGCTGGCCGCCTTGTTGCGGGTCAGCAGGTTAATCAGCGGGCGCATTGGCAGTGCCTCCAGTCTGGCCGGGGTTTAGCACATCGCCGCCCGGCAGGCGTTTCAGATTCAGGCGCGTGCGCACCTCGTCGGGCGTCATGAAGCCCGGTTCACCGGCGCGGCCAATCGCGGTGCGGAAGGCTTCGATCATGCTCTTGAAATCGGCGCGCTCCAGCTCGCTGGTGTCGAATTCCAGAAACTTGGTGGAACGCGGCAACAGCTTGCGGTTGATCTCGGCCGTGATGCCGTTGAGGTAATTGCGCAGCGTGTAGCGCACGAAGCCCACGCCCATCGCCTCCACCCCGCTGCCCCAGCTGGTGGTCTTTTCATTGTGCCCGATCATGAACGGTGGCACCAGATAGGCACGTGCAATCTCTTCCACCTGAAACTGGCGAAGGCTGAGCAGCTGCACGTCTTCCAGCGGCAGGCTGATGGTTTTGAGCTCCACGCCACCGGTCAGCAGCATGGGGCGGCGGGCGTTATTCAAACCGCTGTGGTAGGCGTCCACTTGCGCGCGCATTTCGTCCAGCTGCTCGGGCGTCAGGTCGCCGCTCAGCACGTAATCAGGCCGGGCGCCCTGAGCAAAGAACTGGCCCGTGTATTGTTGCAGCGCGGCGGCCACGCTGGCCGACATCCGCAGGAAGGTGGACAGCGGCGACATGCCCCGCAGACCGTCAAAACCAAAACCCGGAAAATGCAGGATGTCGTCCTGATCATAAACCCGCGAGCCGGCCATATCGATGCCGTCATCCATCCCGAAGGTGACGCGATACAGCAGGCGGCGGCCGTCATTGCTCGGGCGCACATCAACACAGGCAGGGTGAACCGGGCGCAGGCCCACAATGCGACTGCCGCGCCGCTCGATGATGGCAAAGCCGTCACCGCGCAGCAGCAGCGCCAAAACGACGTATTCCCAGCCCTTCGCAGCTGACCAGCGCGGGTTGAATTCTTCGTTCAGCAGCCACCAAAGATCATCGTTCGGCAGTTCGGCCCGCTCGTTATCGGCCAGCCGCTGATAAACGCGGATTGGCAGCGCCGAAATAGCGCCCGCGATCAGGGCGGTGCAGGCGTGCACGGCGGTAACGGCGGGCGCATTGGCCGGGCTGAGCGGCGCCAATCCCGGCGCTGCGCCGGTGAACATCTCCCAATAACTGCCGGAACGGCTGGTGATCCCGGAAAGCGGCATGCTGTTCTGGATTATGCGCGGCCGGCTTTCAGGCGCGCCAGACAGGTTGGTGCCCACCACCCAATCGGCCAATCTCTGCCACACGGCCGGCTGCTCCGGGCGCTTGTCTGCTTCGCTCATAGCAGAATCACTCCCGGTTTGGTCTTGCGGCCAATCTTGAAGCCCGCAGCGCCCGCGCCCATCGTCATCGTCACGATGCCATCAATGCGCCCGCGCTGATCCGGCGCTTTCTTGACCCACGCCCTATTGCCCAGCCCGTCGGCCGTCTGCTTGGCGTTGGCTGAGCACGCGGTGTTGATCGGGTTGCTGTCGATGGTGATTGTGCCGGCGCGCAGGTGATCCTCAAAGGCCACGATGCTGTGCGGCATGCAAAGCTGTGTGTCGCCGAACCGCACCTGTGTGCCTTGGGCGTGCTTCACCAGCATCAGCCCCTTGCCGCGCGGCTTGTCCGGCCCCTGATAATACCAGCACGGCAGGCCGACGCGCTCAGCCGCCTCCAGAAACTCGTTCATCTTGGCCAGATCGACGGCCATGAACTGAACATCGTGGCGGTCTGCCAGCAGCGCCACCTGCATGGCGACGAAATCCTTGCTGATGAACGCGCCCGGAACCACGTTCAGCCAGCCCTCAGCCGCCCACTGTTCATAGGCCATGCCGTCGAGCCGCGAACGCTCAGCCAAGCTGTCGCCGCGCGTCCAATACCAGGTCTTTTGCACCAGCCGCGCCGCGTCCGGCCCATCGCCACCGGAATCAGGCAGCGCCCATGTCGCGGTCAGCGCGGTTAGGTCGTGGCGATCCGAAAGGTCAAGGCTCAGCCAGCAGCGGCA